CGCCCAAGCCAAAGACAGAGAAAGACGCAGCACGGCGAAAGTCCTTTTGCGCCAGAATGTCTGGTATGAAAGCCAAGAACACGAGTTCCAAGACAGCCAAAGACCCGAACAGTCGTATAAACAAGAGCCTTAGGGCGTGGAACTGCTGACATGGACATGATGCTTTGGAATATTATTTTAAGCGGCGTAGTCGGCATTTCTGGCTGGGTGCTTAGGGAAAAATCTGCCGAAATAATCCGTTTGTCTATTCTTTTGAACCGCACTAGGGAAGAAATTGCCAAAGAATATGTGACAAAAACTGAGTCGCATGCGGACATTAATCGAGTTTTAGATCGACTGGATCGATTAGATGAAAAATTAGATCGACTGATGGGAGGCACTAGTGCCAAGTAACAGCAAGAAACCGCAGAAGCGGCCCCGTGGGGGCAGTGTTGACCGTATTGGCAGAGCTGTTACGCCATCACGCCGTGACCCAGATATTGGCAAAATGATTAAAGAAGTGCCTGTCCCAACCAAAAAACGGAAGAAATAAGCCATGGCTACTTCAGGGACAACTACATTTAACCTCGACTTTGATGACATCATTGAAGAGGCATACGAGCGTTGCGGCCTAGAAAGTCGCACTGGTTACGACATGCGCACTGCTCGTCGGTCCTTGAACCTGATGTTTTTGGAGTGGGCCAACCGGGGACTAAACTTATGGACTATTGAGCAGCGGTCCTTGGCACTTGTTGCGGGAACGGCTCAGTATGACTTGCCTGCGGATACTGTAAATATCCTGTCCGCTGTTGTCCGCACTGGTTCTGGGTCTACTCAGCAGGATATTACTCTGGACCGGATTAGCCAAAACGAGTACCTGCATACCCCGGACAAGTTGACGCAATCGCGTCCTTCTCAGTACTTTTTACAGAGGACAAGCACCCCTGTTCTGTTTATTTACCCTGCGGCGGACACATCGGATTCCTATACTTTTCAGTATTATGCGGTGCGACGTATTCAGGACGTAGGGGATTTTACGAACACCGCGGACGCCGTGTTTCGTTTCTTACCTGCGTTGGTTGCGGGCCTAGCTTACCATCTAGCCCTGAAAAAGTCTCCTGATCGTATAACGGTTCTCAAGCAACTGTACGAAGAAGAGTTTTTGCGTGCTGCGATGGAAGATCGTGATACGGCGAGCGTCTATTTGACTCCTGAAATTAGCGTGGGTGGATAATGGCTTACGCACAGGGAAAATATACACTTGGCATTTGCGACCGGTGTGGTCAGCAATACAAGCTAAACACCCTGCGCAAGGAGTGGACGGGTTTTAAGGTATGCATCGAGTGTTATGAGGCAAAGCACCCACAGTTATTACCCAAACGTAATATTTCGGACGCCATTGCTGTTAGGGACGCACGTCCAGATGGGCCTTCGGAATTTACGGTGTATGTTGGGGCCCCCGGAGATTCTGCTTTTACTGCGATAGGCATGGTGCCTTCCCCTGTAACGCAGGATATTGTGGCAGGTACAGCCATTGGTTCGGTCACAGTGGTTATAACCCCTTGACCAAGGAATTGTTAAATGAACTACTCTGAACTTACTGCTGCAATTCAAAACTACACCGAAAACACGTTTACTTCGGTGGAGATGGCTACGTTTGTAGAGCAGGCCGAGCAGCGCATTTATAACACGATCCAGTTCCCTTCTTTGCGCAAAAACGTAACAGGGGCCATGGAGTCAGGCAATAAATATTTAGCGTGCCCCACGGATTTCTTGTCCCCGCACTCAGTTGCGGTGATTAAAGCAGATGGGGCATATGAGTACCTATTAGACAAGGATGTAAATTACATTCGACAGGTATATCCATCGCCCACTTCTACGGGGACGCCAAAATACTATGCTATTTTTGGCCCCACTTCCACTGATCAGGCAGAGCTATCGTTTATTTTGGGCCCGACCCCCGATTCCGCATATAGCGTAGAGCTGCATTATTACTACTATCCAGAGTCGATTGTTACTGCAGGCCAGTCTTGGCTTGGGGACAACATGGATTCTGTGTTGTTGTATGGGTCTTTAGTGGAGGCGTATACCTTCATGAAGGGCGAGGCGGATCTGATACAGCTCTACGAGCTCAAGTACAATCAAGCGTTGGCCTTAGCTAAGCGTCTTGGTGACGGGCTTGAGAAGCAGGACTCGTACCGATCTGGGCAGGCACGAGTTAGTGTTACTTAATTTTTTGGTAGGAGTAAACCATGGCTATTACACAGGCCTTTTGTACGTCGGCTAAGGCTGACTTCCTTGCTGGAGAGATTGATTTAGATGCGGATACCATCAAGATCGCTCTGTACACCAGCGCAGCTACGCTTAGCGCAGCCACCACTGCTTATACAACTTCTAACGAGGTTGTGGGCACTGGTTACGTTGCGGGCGGCAATACCCTAACAGGCGCTACGATCAGCACTTCTGGCACGACAGCTTTTGTGGACTTTAATGACACCACATGGGCAACAGCCACGATCACTGCTCGGGGTGCGTTGATTTATGACAGCACCAACGCTAACAAGGCGATTGCTGTATTGGATTTTGGCGCAGATAAGACTTCTACTGCTGGTAACTTTACCGTCCAATTCCCAACTGCAGACGCTACAAACGCAATCATTCGTATTGCCTAACGGGTACTAAGTGTCCGATGTAGTTGTCCCCCTCAGTGGTTGGAACGCTTCAGGTGTATCTTGGGGCGATCAGGGCTGGGGTGTTGGCAGCACAAGTGTTAGCGCAACGGGGGAAATTGGCTCCGTAGCGGTTGTAGGCGCGGCGAGTGTATCCCTGACCGGGGTATTCGCTACTGGACAGATAGGCGCGGTAACGGTTCTGGGGCAGGCAAATGTCTTCCCCGTGGGGGCGCAAGCCTCTGGGCAGGTTGGGAATGCGGCGGTTTCTGCTGCGGCAAATACGGCGGTTTCTGGGGTCGAGGCTACGGCGGAACTCGGGGCAGTCTCAATTGCCATCGGTATAGACGTAGATGTTACTGGCGTTGAGGCTACAGGGGCTCTTGGGGTTGTATCGGTTGTAGGCTTAGCCAATGTATTCCCAAGTGGGGTATCGGCAACCGGGCAGATTGGCGACGTTGTAGTCTCCATACCTAAGGACGTACAGGTAACGGGTGTTGAGGGCACAGTTGAGCTGGGCACTGTTGTAGCGTCCGCTGCTGCTGATGTGGATGCCACGGGGGTTGAGGCTACTGGCGGTACAGGGGCGGTTACTGTAACAGGTACGGGCGAGATATTCCCAACCGGCGTCCAAGGTGTGGGACGAGTAGGTAATGTATTTATCCTGCTGTCCATTATTGAAGAGGTCACAGGGGTTGAGGCCACTGGACAGATTGGCAATATAGTTGCTAGTGCAGGCGCTAGAGTAGCGGTTACAGGGGTTTCCGCTACCGGGTATGTGGGTGTTGTTAACATCTGGAGTTTGGTGCCGTCTGATCCCGGCACTACTTGGGCGGATATTACTAACACACAGGCGGCTAATTGGCAAATAATAGATGACACGCAGGACGCAAACTGGCAAAATATAGCAGCGTGATGCTTTTTGATTGAAGGATTTAATTTATGGCAACCGGCTCAACATCACTATTAGGCTTGGCACTACCCGTTACGGGCGAACTGTCAGGCTCTTGGGGCGATGTCGTCAACACCAGCATCACGAGCTTACTTGACTCTGCAATTGCTGGAACGACAACACTTAGCTCCGACGCAGACGTAACACTCTCCACTACTTCGCTTGCAGCTAACGAGGCTCGACAGGCGATTCTTTTGTGGACAGCATCAGGCACAGACTTACGCACGATCACTGCTCCAGCAGCCAGCAAGACCTACGTGGTCATCAACGCTACGGGCGGCACGCAGAGTATCAAGCTGGTTGGCGCAGGTCCAACTACAGGGATTACCCTAGTACCTGCTGAGCGCTGCTTGGCGGCTTGGAATGGCTCGGACTTCATAAAAATCGCAACCACTGAGGCTGACGGTGTAACCACCATCTCCTTTGGCTCAACTGGATTGACTCCTGCTACTGCAACAGATGGAGCGGTTACGGTTGCTGGTACGTTAGCTGTGGCTAACGGCGGCACAGGCGCTACGGATGTAGCAACAGCACAGACTAACTTACAGGTAGACCCAGCCGGAACTGCGGTCGCTTTGGCAATCGCACTAGGATAAGGAATAGACATGGCAAATACATTTACCTCATACGCTAACAAAGACGTTGGCACTTCTCCCGCTTCAGTTGTGACTGTGGGCGCAGGTACTCAAACCACAGTGGTCGGTATGTCGGTGGCTAACACCTCGGCAAGCCCCATTACGGCGAGCGCCTATTTCACCCGTTCTGCGGTAGACTACTACTTGATTAAAAGCGCCACGGTCCCCGTTGGAAGCTCTCTGGTCTTGGTGGGCGGCGACCAAAAGGTTGTGCTGATTCCCTCTGACGAGTTAAAAGTAGTGACCTCCGCAGCAGCATCAGCAGACGTTGTGACTTCAGTACTGAATATCACCTAAGAGGTAGACAATGGCATATCTTGGCTCAACACCCGAAACCCAGACTTTTACGTCTGGTACGGACTACTTCAACGGGGATGGGATTTCAGTTTCCTTTACTCTGTCACGTCCTGTTGCATCGGTTAACGACATCGATGTTGTAGTTAGTAATGTAGTCCAGCAGCCCAGCACGGCCTATAGCGTGTCTGGCACAACGATTACGTTCACTTCTGCTCCCCCTGCTGGCACGGCTAACGTCTACGCTCGGTATTTGAGCACGGCTACACAGACACTCACCCCCAGCCCCGGCACGGTGGGTACGTCTCAACTCAGCCCATCCCTAACCACCGTCCCATTCTTTGGCGGCAGCACCCTCGGTGCAGGTAACGCTACGGGCATGAAGAACCGCCTGATTAACGGCGGGATGGCTATTGACCAGAGAGCAACATCAGTAACTACGGCAAACTGGACAGTTGACAGGTTTTACTACAACACAAACGTAGCAAGTAAAGCAACTATCGCCAAAAACACCGCCGTTTATCCAAACGGCTTTATAGCTTCTCTAGGGGCAACTTCATCTTCTGCGTATTCTTTATCATCTACTGAATACTTCGGCTTGCAGCAGCCAGTTGAGGGGCTTAATGTCTCCGATTTAGCTTGGGGCACAGCAAACGCAAAAACTGTGACGTTATCTTTCTGGGTTCGTTCTAGTCTAACTGGCACTTTTGGGGGTTCGTTAAGAAATTCTGCGGTGACTAGAAGTTATCCGTTTAGCTACACGATCTCTTCTGCGGATACTTGGGAGCAGAAATCCATTACTGTTGTGGGCGATACAACGGGTACATGGCTCACAACAAACGAGGTGGGCATTTTTGTTCATTTTGCGTTAGGCGCAGGCTCGACACTTAGCGCCGCCGCAGGTGCTTGGGCAGCGGGTAACTATGTATCAGCCACAGGCGCAACGTCCGTTGTTGGTACTTCAGGAGCCACGTTCTATATCACGGGTGCCCAGTTGGAAGAAGGAAATGCCGCAACGAGCTTCGAGTTCCGCGACTACGGGCGCGAGTTTATGATGTGCCAGCGGTATTACTATAAAACAAAAGCGGCAGACACTAACGATTTGTTTGCTGTTGGTTGGTGCGTTTCTACAACCGTTGCCGCAGTAAGCGTACCATTTCCTGTATCAATGAGAACAAACCCGACTGCATTAGAACAATCGGGCACTGCCGCTAATTATCAAACGGTATTCGCGGCATCTGCTGCGGCTTTATCTGCCGTTCCTGCATTTACAACAGCTTCTACAAATAGCGCAAGGGTTGAATGTACAGTAGCTTCAGTAATGACTGCTGGTCAAGGTGTTGGACTTAGGGCTGGTTCAACAGCCGCTTACTTAGCTTGGAGTGCTGAATTATGATTTACAAGTTTCTTTCTCTCAACTCTGACGGCGTTCAAATCCTTGCCCGTTTTGATGATGACGGTTTGTGCCGCCTGACCTGTACTGAGCAGCATCCAGAATACCTTGAATGGCTGGCAGCGGGCAACACGCCTGAACCAGCGGAGGACGCATAATGGCTATTAGTAAAATCCAAGACGCTGGGGTATCCCTGACAGGAGCCGCCCTGCCAG